GCCAGATATGAATTAGTATCTCGAACATATTTGGGAGTAGCAGCCCGAGTCTTCAATATCGTGGCGGTCACATCGTATAAATCTGCCACGGCTTCATTGGTATGGTTTATGTTAAAGTCACTATAATCCCACATTAACCCACTATTATTATATAATGACGTCAACCGGCTAAGATCACCAATCATCTTTTCCTCAAGTGAATTCTCAGCCGTATGCCAAGTGTTTCCCAAAGTAGCTCTGTCGAACTGATCCAATATATAAGCCTGGAAAACGTAGTACTCAATACTAGAATTCCAGATTGCCCTAGTTTTACCGTTCTCGAATTTAATAGCAGATTTCGAGTAGTTAGTCGCCACTTTCCATTTATCTAACACATTTTGCAAGTGGGCTATTGGTAGCGTTATCAAGGCACCCCGTTTATTAAGACGCTCAAACTTGATTTTGTCCCCTGCAGCCGAATTTGAATTAGAGCCCTGTTCACTAACGCCTAAATCTCGATCATCTCCCCAGTTCACTTTGAATCCAGGAGCGCCTCCGGAAGCTGCCCAGTACATACGCCTTCCGTACCAGTCGGAAAAGCTTTCGCACTCCACACGCTGTCCAATTGCACTTCCGACTGCTTCTTTGATGCACGACTTCAAGGTTTCCCTATATAACGCAGTGCTCGGTAAACCACTCATAGTAGCGCCTCTATCAACGTCCGGGAAAAGTTTCTGCCCTAGGAAACTCGGCACGCCCCTATACGTCGGATCTTGCATACGCATTCTTATTTCTTCAGCAGCATTTAGTTTATATTCTTCGCTACGCCCGCAAATGGTCTCCAAACCGTACAAGCATCGAGCCTCATCTGCCGTTAGAAAATTACCATGGGTGGGGAACGTTCTTGACATTCGAATACCAACGTGCAGAACTTTTAACAGTTTAGTCAAGCCTGTTACCCCACCTTCTTTAAGCATCCAAAAATTGTTTAAAAACAATTCAGTGACGAGGTGTGAATTAGCGGAGTATTGATCCAGTAAACATAGACTAATAATCGGTAAACATTCGAAATCAAGGCTTTCCCGTTCAACAAACACTCGGGATAGAAACCGGTGACCCAGGGGGCTCAACACTCCAGGGGCAAACAAATCAACCCAATCAATGTTAACCTTTCCTCCAGGCCTACCACTCACGTTAGGGAAAGCATCCTCAAGCACAGCCCTATTATCGGCGTTCAACCTTATTAGCGTTATATGGTCTAGCGTTGCCGAAGGCTTAACGCGCCCATGTGGCCAAGCGGTTTCTAATTCCCAATATGTCCCATACGGCAACCATTCCCACACTTCACTAGGAACTGGCTCTATAGTACATAGTCTTAAGACGCTATCAAAACTTCCCTGTGGCGGTAAAGTTAGCTTGTGTCTATTGCAAAAGGAAAGAAAATCCGCTTGCTCTCGCAATACCCAAGTAGACCCGTGGCTCATAAATAATCCGTTAGTTGATGTAATTACATCAACGGCACGAGCTATCTCGCCTGTGGGCTCTTCCTCAGCATATCGCTTCAATAAAG